GAGAGAGATATTCAAATAGTAAGTGAACGGATAGCTGACCGGCTAGCCAATCCCTTAGCAAAGCAAAAAAAAGATGGATTACAGAAAAATGTTTGAACAAATGGAATCTCAACCAGTAACGACCTTGCATAAAAATAGCAAGGTTCTTATTGTAGATTCGTTAAATACCTTTCTTCGTAATTTTGTAGCAATACACCATTTGAATCCAAGTGGTGTACATATAGGAGGTTTAGCAGGTTTTTTGAAATCAATCGGAGCTGCTATCAGAGATATAGAACCTACAAGAGTTATATTAGTGTTTGACGGACATGGAGGTTCAACTAACAAACGTTACTTATATCCAGAATATAAAGCAAATAGACATATTGCCAAAATTTCTAATTGGGATGCATTTGATAACCAAGAAGAAGAGTCAGAAGCAATTACTAATCAAATAGTAAGGCTAGTAGAATACCTAAAATGTCTTCCTGTGGATTTGGTTGCTATTGATAAAATAGAGGCTGATGATGTAATTGGCTACTTGACTACTAGATTACCTGAAAAGGTTGTAATACTTTCTACAGATCAAGATTATTTACAGTTAGTTTCTGATACTGTTTCAGTATATTCTCCTGTAAAGAAAACAATGTATAACCCAGTACAAGTACTCAGGGATTATAGTATCCCACCTCATAATTTTTTGACTCATAAAATAATAGTAGGAGACAAAGGAGATAATGTACCAAAGGTCAAAGGAATTGGTATAAAAACATTGGTTAAAATGTTTCCTGACTTAACAACAAATAAAATTGTAAGTGTTGGAAACCTGTTAGAACAGTGTAAAGGAAAGAAAGGAAAGTTTGTAGATATTTACAATTACAGACAGCAATTAAGCATTAATAAAAAGCTAATGGATTTGCAAGATCCTAACGTTCCTGAAGAAGACGCAGAGAGACTAGACGGACTATTAAACAATGCAAGAAATAATTTTGATCCTGTTGCTTTTATGCAATTATATAAGGAAGATCAATTAGGAAAGACTATATTAAACCCAAATGTCTGGGTTAATGAAATTTTTAGTAAATTATCAGAATACAAAATGAAATAAGTTATGGCAGTACTTAGTCAGCTCAATAGTTATGGTGTAGGTTTTCAAATAAAAGTTTTATCAAGTCTACTTAAACACAGAGAGTTTTTACAAAACATACACGATATATTAGAGGAAGATTACTTTGATAACCCAGCACATAAATGGATTGTTGAAGAAATTCTAAAATACCACTACAAATACCATGCAACTCCTACTAAAGAGGCCCTAGTCATTGAAGCTAAAAAGGTAGATAATGAAGTATTAAAGATTTCTGTCGTTGAGCAGTTAAAAGAAGCTTATAAAGTATCAAACGAAGATCAGGAATATATTGAACAGGAATTCTCCAACTTCTGTAAAAATCAGCAACTAAAGAAAGCATTACTATCCTCAGTTGATCTACTTGAAAAAGGTCAATACGACGATATTAGATATTTAATTGATTCAGCTCTTAAAGCTGGTATGGATAAGAATATAGGACATGAGTATGAAAAAGGTGCAGAAGTAAGGTACAGAGAGGAAGAAAGAAAGGCAATACCAACCCCATGGCCTATTATCAATGAATTATTAATGGAAGGGTTGGGAGCAGGTGATTTAGGATTAGTATTTGGGGGTCCTGGTAGTGGTAAGAGTTGGTTTCTAGCAAATTTAGGAGCTAAAGCTGTAGCTGAAGGTAAAAACGTTAATCACTATACATTAGAACTATCAGAAATTTATACAGGAAAGAGGTATGATTCTATCTTTACAGAAATAGACGTGAGAGAGCTGTCTAAACATAGAGCTCAGATAGATGAAGTAGTAGGTAAAATAACAGGTAAACTAACTATTAAAGAATTTCCAATGGGAAAAGCTTCAATAGCAACAATTGAATCTCATATTCAAAAATGTACAGATTTAGGACATAAACCAGATCTTATTATTATTGATTACGTAGACTTATTGAAAGCTAAGCGTAAATCAATAGATAGAAAGGAAGAAATCGACGATATCTACATGTCTACTAAAGCTCTTGCAAGAGAAATTCAAACGCCAATTTGGACAGTTTCTCAGGTAAATAGAGCCGGTGCTAAAGATGATGTAATTGAAGGTGATAAAGCAGCAGGATCTTATAATAAAATGATGATTGCAGATTTTGCAATGTCTTTATCAAGAAAAAGACAGGATAAAACAAACGGAACTGGAAGAATACATATTATGAAGAATAGATACGGGGGTGATGGGATGACTTTTAGTGCAAAAATAAATACAAACAACGGTAGTATAGATATTAGCGATAAGGAAATGAGTGAAGATGAGTTTGTTATAGATGAAGATACTACACAGAATAAAAAGATTGGAACTAGTTTTACTTCAAGTGAAAGGAATTTTCTACGAACATCACTCTTTGAATTATCTAAATAGATCTATTTATAATTACAAAAGTTTAATAATATGGATTTAGCAGCCTTATATGCCCAAAAAAAATCAGCGTACGCTCCACCAGTAAATGAACCAACCTATGAGCAATTTGTATTTCAAATGGAAAGTACTGGTGTAAATGATTTAGTTGCAATGAACATGGTTGATCCAACCTTCAGGCCGCCTACTGTACATGCTTCTTACGTAGATGTAACAAGTAAAATACCACTTAGCTAAATTATCGAGTATTAATCGATGAAACATTTGGAATCTACAGAAAATTAGCGTATTTTCTGAGGATAAACCTATCTCTAAAATTATAAAATAAAAACATGCTTGTAGTAAAACGATTTACGGCAACTTGGTGTGGTCCTTGTAAGGCACTAGCTCCTGTAGTAGCAGAAGTTGCAAAAGAAAATACAGACGTACAGTTTGAAATCATTGATGTAGACGTAAATCCATCAGCAGCAGCTTATGGAATAACCTCTGTCCCAACAATTATTTTTGAAAAAGACGGTCAAGAAGTAAAACGTATTGTAGGTGTAACACCAAAATCAAATTTAACAAACCTTATAAAATCCTTAAAGTAAAATGGAAATAAGTAGTAAAATTTTATCGGACTTAACCGTATATATGAAGTATGCGAAATATGATCCTTGGTTAGAAAGAAGAGAGACTTGGCAAGAGTTAGTAGACAGAAACAAAGCAATGCATGTAAAGAAGTTTCCTCAGTTAAGTGAAGAAATTGAAAGTGCTTATCAATTTGTATACGATAAAAAAGCCTTACCTTCCATGCGTTCAATGCAGTTTGCAGGTAAGCCTATTGAAATTAGTCCTAACCGTATTTACAACTGTGCTTATTTACCAATTGATGATTGGAGAGCTTTTAGTGAAACGATGTTCTTATTATTAGGTGGTACTGGTGTTGGATTTTCTGTTCAAAAGCATCATATAGAGGCACTACCTGAAATCAGAAAACCAGATCCTAAGAAAACTAGACGTTTTTTAATTGGAGATAGTATTGAAGGATGGGCTGATGCTGTAAAAATATTAGTAAGAGCTTATTTTGAAGGTGGTTCTACTCCTGTTTTTGACTTTTCTGATATTAGACCAAAGGGAGCTGCTTTAATTACCTCAGGTGGTAAAGCACCAGGTCCTCAACCGTTAAAAGAGTGTTTGATTAAGGTGCAAGGTATCTTAGATAATAAGCAGGATAATGATAAGTTAAAACCTATTGAAGTACATGATATAATTTGTCATATTGCAGATGCAGTACTTGCAGGTGGTATCAGAAGAGCAGCTTTGATTAGTTTATTTAGTGCAGACGATCAAGATATGATTGGTGCTAAGTCTGGAGCATGGTGGGAAGCTAATCCACAGAGAGGTCGTGCCAATAATTCAGCAGTATTATTGCGTAATAAAATTACAAAGGAGTTCTTTTTTGAGTTATGGAAGAAAATAGAAGCAAGTGGTGCAGGTGAACCTGGTATTTACTTCAGTAATGATAAGGATTGGGGAACTAACCCATGTTGTGAAATTGCTCTACGTCCGTTTCAGTTCTGTAATTTATGTGAAGTAAATGTTTCTGATGTAGTTGATCAAGATGATCTAAATACAAGAGTAAAAGCAGCAGCTTTCATTGGTACTTTGCAAGCTTCTTACACTAGTTTTCACTACCTACGACCTATTTGGCAACGTACAACTGAAAAAGATGCGTTGATTGGAATAGGAATGACTGGTATTGGATCAGGGGTGGCTCAAAAGTTAGATTTAAAGCAAGCAGCAAATATTGTAAATGAAGAAAATGAGAGAGTAGCTTTATTGATAGGAATTAATAAAACAGCTAGGTCCACAACCATTAAACCAAGTGGTACTTCATCTTTAACTTTAGGTACTTCAAGTGGTATTCATGCTTGGCACAATGACTACTATATCCGTAGACTTAGAGTAGGTAAAAACGAAGCTATCTACGATTACTTAGTGAAAGAGCATCCAGAACTTATTCAAGATGAATACTTTAGACCTCATGATACAGCAGTTATCTCTGTTCCACAAAAAGCACCAGAAGGAGCTATTTTAAGGCATGAATCCGCATTAGATTTATTAGAAAGAGTAAAGTTTTTCTATCAAAACTGGATTAAACCGGGTCATAGAACAGGTCAAAACACACATAATATTTCTGCAACAGTTTCAATTAAAGAAGATGAGTGGGAAGCAGTGGGACAATGGATGTGGCAAGAGCGCAAGTTTTACAACGGATTATCAGTTTTACCTTATTCAAATCATAGCTATATTCAAGCACCTTTCGAAGATTGCACTAAGGAGAAGTATGAAGAATTAATGAAATCTTTAACAAACATAGATCTTTCTAAAGTTGTAGAAGTTACAGATAACACAGACCTTAAGGGCGAAGTTGCATGTCAAGGAGGACAGTGCGATGTAGTTTAAATTATTTTAAGTAGTCTTGTAGATATTTATAATAGAGATATTTATAAAGGATTCTATTATGGTAATTTACAAGACTACAAATTTAATAAACGGTAAAATTTATATTGGAAAAGATTCTAATAACAACGAGCATTATATTGGATCTGGTGTTAAGCTATTAAAAGCTATAAAGAAATATGGTAGAAGTAATTTTAAAAAAGAGATATTAGAAACTTGTATTAGTGAGCAGAAGTTAGTAGACCGCGAAAAATACTGGATTAGCTATTATAATTCGTTAAATTCTACTATTGGATACAATATAGCAGAAGGAGGATCTGGTGGGAATACTCGCAAGGCGTATACGGAGTTAGAAAAAATAGCGTATGTTGAAAACAATCAAAGAGCTAGGCAAAATTCTCCTAAGGTTAAAGCAGCTTACGAAGTAAAAAGAGGAATACCCAGACCTGACCATTCTAAGACTATGAAAGAATTATATGCATCAGGACAACTTATTCCTCCTAATTTAGGAAAACTAACGTCGGATGGAGTTAGACAAAAAATATCAAAAGCAAACAAAGGTAGAAAGTTAACCACTGAACAGAGAAACAACATAGCAAAAGCTAAATATAAACCAGTTAGGCAACTTACTCTAGACGGAGCCTACCTAGAAACATATCCCAGCATAAAGCAAGCATCGCAAGTCTGTGAAGTAGGCCGAGATAGTATTTACGGGTGCTGCATTGGAAAATATAAGCAGGGTGGAGGATATGTCTGGGAGTATCAAACTATTTATTAGTATGATTAAACTGAGTAATCTTTTAAAAGAAATTAAATCACCCCTATTACAAGAATGTGTGGTAGCTGGAGTGCGACTTAGCGATGGTGTTGTTTTAGCAAAAAACAGGGATAGAGGATACGATGCTAAGATGGAGATTGTACATGAAGTATTGGATAATGTGGAGATAGTATACTGGCGTGATGTAGATACCGATTGGTCAGAAGGTATGAATGAGTTTGGAATTGCTATTGTAAACTCTTCTTTAATGGTAAATGATGATGAAAAAGAGGCTGATAAGGTAGAAAAAAAGAGAGAAGAAAAAACTGATAATAAAGAAAAAGGTAAAAATCCAAAGCATGCTACTGATGGTGCTAAAATTAGGCAAGTATTAACTCAAAAGAATATTAGAGATGCTATTAAAGTGTTAATTTCAACAAGAGGAGACGGATCCTCAGAGTTTAAAGGAGTATCAGGTCAATCTCTTGTAAGTGATGGTAAAGACATCTATGTAGTAGAACATTCTAGTGTAGATGCTCCTATTATAAGAAAGTTAAAAAAAGATAGAAAAGTAGTAGTTAGAACAAATCACGGCATTTACCACAAACATTTAGGCTATCAAAGCGGTCCAAAGTTAAAATCATCTGAAAGTAGAATGAATTTAGCAAAAGATCACCTTCAAGATGCCAAAAGGGATCAAGATGTACTTGATTTAATGAAGAAGAAGTATAAAGATAATCCTTTTTTAAACCCTTATAGAACAGATAATAAGTTTCATATGCAGACAGTCGGTCAAATTATGATGAACTGCGACACTAAGACTGTTACTATAAGAATGGATAAAGAGCATGGTGAACTAGAAACTGTAGAAAATCTACTTCCAAAAGGATATGAGCCGAAAATTAAAGTAAAAATAGAAGGAAGAGGTAGAAAGGTAGATTAAACTATTTATTAGCATGGGATTAATAGATATAGAAGAAAACACGAAGTTAGGAGTCAAGAGAAAACCTATGCACTTAGCTACCTACATGGACTTTCTATATAATTTAGGAGGTGGGAATAGGGGTAAGTTTCCTTTACAAGCCCCCTTTGTTGTACCACAACCGTCAGGAAATGCCCTGGTACAAGCTAACATAACAACTGAAAATGGTTTTATTTTAACAACTCAAACAGGTAATGCACTAATAACCAATCAACGCTTTAATACATAATTAATAATGTCAAATGTAACGATAACCCAACTTCCAGTAGTAACATCAATAGCATCTTCGGATGTTCTTCCTGTTGTAGCTACTGGTGTAACGTCCCAAATTTCAACAACAAATTTAGGAAATTCATTGACTGTTGCGACAGCTTCTTATGCAATTAACAGCCTTACTGCAACAGCTGCTTATACCTCGATAAATGCTAACTACGCATTAACAGCTTCTTCTGTATATCCATTAAGTGGAGCTGTGATTATATCAGGTGCTTTGAGTTTAACTTCTACAGGTCAAACAGCTTTTTCTGCAGTAGGTAATCAGAATGGATACATAGAGTTTTCAATGCGTAATACAAGCACTGGTGCATCTGCATCAGGTGATATAGCAGTTTATGCTGATAACGGTACTGTTTTAAACAATTATATTGATATGGGTATCAATAATAGTGGGTTATCTCCGACTTATTATTATGGTGGTACTGATTTTGGTAATGCTTTAGATGCTTATCTGTACAATGTAGGTGGAAACTTAAGAATAGGAAACGCTACTTCACAAGCTCCTTACTCTCAATCATTCTATCTATTTTCAAATCCAGCTGCAGCTCCTGATATTACAATTACAGGAAGTAAGGTAGCAATAGGATCTAACTTTATAACTCCTCAATATAACCTGGATGTAAGTGGATCGGGTAATTTTCTTGGTAACCTAACAGTTACTGGTAGTATTATAGGAAATGTAGTAAATGCATACGGATCTCCTAACTATATTATTACAGCAAATGGCTTTTTAAACAACCCAGGCTCAAATACAATTGCCCTTGGACAATATGCAGCATACCAAGCATACTCTGCAAATAACTCAAACTTTTTAGGAAGTCAGGCAGGAATCTCTGCAACCAATGCAATATATTCTAATTTTTTAGGTGCATCTGCTGGAGCCTATGCAACAACAGCTCAGTATTCTAATTTTTTAGGTCTTAATGCAGGATACAGTGCAATTAGCGCAAATAATTCAAATTTTCTTGGATATAATGCTGGATATGGTGCATCAACTGCTTCTTATTCAAATTTATTCGGATTTAATGTAGGATCTAACAGTCCAGTTGGTGTTGGTTCTAATAACATTATTATTGGTACTAACATTACTGTATCATCCTCTTTTGCTAATGGTATTAACATAGGAGGTCTTATATTTGGATCGGGATCTTATAGTAATACAGTAGGTAACGCTTTTTCAGGTTCTGTCAATGGTAAGATTGGTATTAATCAACCTAACCCACAATATAATTTAGATATAAGCGGATCAGGTAACTTCAGCAACGGACAAACTGTATCAGGTAGCGTATTCATCTCTGGCTCTAAGTCAATAATTGGCTCTAACAATATTACAGGATCTCTTAACGTCAGCGGATCCACCACATTATCAGGTTCTTTGCTAACAACAGGTAGCTTAACAGCAGTTGGTAGAGTAGTAATAACTGGATCTTTGTGGATGTCTGCAACCGGTTCATTTGCATTTCCTTTATCAGCCTCGGCTCCTACACCAACAGGAAGTGCTTATTGGAGTGGATCTTGGTTATGGATATACGATGGTACGAGATATAGAAGTGCAAGTTTTAACTAAATTAGCATAAATTTGGAGAAAAAAGAATTTATACAAGGAATACATTATTATTTAGATGGAGATAGAGTCGTGTTTACGGCTCTTTTTCATTTTGAGAGGGGAACTTGTTGTGGAAACAAGTGTCGCCACTGCCCCTATGATGAAAATCATACAAAAGGAACAAAAATACTTAAAGAAGAATTTGCTTACATGCAAAAAAAGTTTTAAGTTTATATAAAATACAGTTATGAGTACGAACAAAAAAATACAATACATTTCTAGAAAAGGTAATTGTGATTCCATGCACAGGGTTCTTAATGAGCGCATGAAATGTTTCTTACCACATGGGCATACCTACCTATATGAATTAACATTCTCGTTTGAAAACATGGAAGAAATCGGTTATGCAATCGATTTTAAAGAAATTAAAAGAGTATTCTGTCAGTGGAT